ATTAAAAGTTAAGCGTATGATCTGGGCTCGTCCTGGAACTGTGAAGACTAATGGTTCTAAGCAAGAATTAAAGCGTACTTCTGCTGGTGTATATCACAGAATGCGTAACAATGGTAACTTAGTACAATACAATCGTGGTGAGTTTACAGCTAACTTGATTCGTGCTGTATTTGGTGACTTATTCTACAGACGTGTGGATGTTAAAGACAGACGTGTTAAAATGTACACTAATGAAGCTGGCTTTGACGTATTCCAACAAGCTTTAAAAACAGATGCTTTAAATTCTGGTCTTACTTTCATGGCTGATTCTGGTAATCGTTATTTACAAGGAGAAGGTCAACACATCACTTACAACTTTGCATTCGATGCAATGGTTACACGTGAAACAGGTCGTGTTGAACTAATTCACTTAAAAGAATTAGATCTTCCTCAAACAAACCTAGAATTTGGACAGAACAAGAAAAGCACACCTGTATTCATGGTGTTTGATGTATCTCCTATGAGCGATGGCTCAATGATCAACAACATTCGTGAAGTACGTATGAAGGGTGCTCCTTCTATGACTTGGGGTTATATCGATGGTACTCGTCACCACTTAGGCTTTGCTAAGTCTCAAGGTATGAGTTCTGCGAACAAATTCCCTGGTTATGAATTATGGATGAAAGATCGTTGTGATGTGTTCATTGAAGATTTGTCTCGTACAGTCTTGATTGAGGAAATACCACAATTCTAAAAATCTAGAGCAAGGTTAGAACTACGCTCTACAAATACAGAGAAGAATTCCCCCCCACTCCTCCCAGTGGGGGAGTCTTCTCACACAGATGGATGAGTTTGGGCTACATGCCCCACTGCATTCCCTTCAATGGGAGCCATCTGCAAATAAACCAAAAAAAAACAACTACATATGGGTAAGATAGGAAAAATCTCTACTATTAAGAAAGAGTACAATAATTCACAATTGCAGACAATGCAAGGTGGACTTGCAATGAAAGGTTACACAAGAATCCCTGGTACAGGTGTATTTAAGTATCCTTACAAAGAGTTAGATGGTCAGTACAGAACAGGGTTAGATCCTAAAGCTGCTTACATCAGAAGAATCTCTGATCCTCTTGAAAGAGAGATGGAGATTGAAAGAGTAACAGAATTAAAACAAAAGCTTGAAGATGCTTTGAACGTTGATTTAAATCCTCGTGCTCAGTTCTGGAATTATGGCTTATCAACTTCTGTTGATGACTCTCTGCACGTACAACCAGTTAAATTGTCAGATGGTGATAATTATTATGACTTAAGTATTCCATTACAAGAATTAGCATTCTCATGGTTAAGAGTTCATCCAACAATTGCTTCTAGCTATCAAGCTTGGGAGCGTGGTGAATATCCAGCAGACGTTCAATATTATGTTGCTGATGATGAGATTGAAAGTAAAGTGATCTTTAAAAAGAAACAACTTATTAATAAAGCAATCATCAAGTTTGATGATATGACTCCTGACAAAAAGAAGAAGGTAGCTCGTCTACTTGGTCTTCCAATATCAGATGATTCAAAAGAAGAATCTGTATACAATCAGGTGGATAACCTATTAAAACAAACAGAATTCAAGAATGGCAAATATCAAGGGTTAAGTCCAATTGAGGTGTTTAACAGATTTGCAGACATGAAGGAAAACTTACTCCATATTAAAGACTTGGTTAAACAAGCAGTTGCTCACTCAGTATATAGAGCTAAACCAAATGGTAAGATCTATGAAGGTGAGTTTGAAATAGCTAAGGATGAAGATGATTTAGTTAAGTTCTTAGCAGATGATGATAATCAAGATCAATTATTGATTTTAGAAGGTAAATTAAAAGGTAAAAAAATAGCTGCATTATGATCCCTGTAGATAGTTTATTATACAAAATTGATCAGAAACTAAATAAACTATCAACAAATGAACATCAACAAATCAACCTAGAAGATAAAATTCTAGCGTTGAATGAAGCTCAGATAAAACTTATAAAGCAAAAGGTTGATGGTTTTAGTACTGTATCAGGAATGGGTCTAGACTCTTTTAAAAAGCGTTATGAAGACCTACAAAGTCTGGTGTTGACCTATAACCATCAGCCTCTTAACTTAACAATTAAGAACGCTGAATTAAATCAATGGTCTGCAAACATACATTTACTCACTCCTAAATACATGTTCTATATTGATAGTTATGTATTGGCAGACAAAGGAGTGTGTACAGATAGAAAGATTTGGATTAATAGAGATCTTGCTAAACATGGTGATCTACAGTTTTGTTTAACTAACACTCACTATAGACCATCTTTTGAATATCAAGAAACGTTCAATTCCTTATCTTCTGATGAAATCTCTATATTTACAGATGGTACTTTTACACCAACTAATATATACATTTCATATATGCGTTACCCACAATACATAGATAAAGTTGGGTACGTTAGATTTGATGGCACAAATTCAATCGATTCTCCTTGTGAACTAGAAACCTATCTTGAAGATGAGTTACTAGATCTTACAGTACAAAATTTAGCAATGTACACAGAAAATCAATCTGCTGTTCAAAGCTCTATATATAGAATACAAACAAACGAGTAATTTTTTACAATTTAAAATAAAACAAAATGGCAGATTTTTCCCTAACCACGCTCTTTGTTGTACCAGTAGGCAATACTTTACCTAGCTCTGGCTCAACACAAGATTTAACAGCTGGTCAATTTGGATTGTTTCGTAGTGATTATACAGTGGCTAACGCTGGTAACATTGCAGCATCCCCCTATTTTTATGCAGCTCAAGGTAGAGTAAACACTTATTTACAAGGATCTAAGCGTTCAGATAAAATTTCTGGATGTCCTTCAGGTTCTTCTTGCAAATCTAATGTAACAGAATGGTACAAAGTTACAGGATGTGCTACAGTAGCTAACCAAGTAACTGAAGTTGGTGATTGGACAGTAAAATGTGGTGAGATCGTAACATTAACGTTACGTGGTCACTCTTCTTACGTTGACACATTATACTTCAATGGTTTCACTCGTAGTGTAACTGTACAAGCTCCATGTTGTGATTGTGGTGGTGATCCTTGCACTGATGTAGACGTTCCTGCATTAATTGATCAATTTATCATCAAGTTAACACAACAAGCTCCTGGTGATAACCCAGACAACATTAGCTTTAACACTTTCTATCAATTCCAAAGAGTTGGTAACAATGCTAGTGCTAAATTAGTTATCTCTGGTAAGCCTCTAACTCAATATGGTCAACCATGTGACGTTGCTGCATTCCCTTGGGAGTATGACAGATTTTACTTCCGCACATTTGTGTATTCTGGTCCTGCAACTACTGCTGACTTTATTGTGGCTGACAGATGTAACTTTGTTGCTGAACCTGTTATCACTCAACGCTCTAGCTACCCTCTAGGTACTTCTGCAGAAATTCAACAATTAGAAAAGAATTTCTATAGCTACCAAGCTGGTTACTTAAAGCATCTTTACAGAATGGCTGGTTATAATGAAAACTTTGAAAGTTGGGTAACAGATGGTACTACCTATGATACCTACTACATCAAGTTTAATGAGTATGACAAGTCAGCTTATCAATGGGGTGATTACATTATGGAAGATAGCACTGTAATTATAGCTAGTCCTCAGAGCTTAAGTGCTGCAATTGAAGCTATATTAGAAGCTGCTTTAGGAACTGTTGCTAGTGATAACGCTTGTATTACAACAACGTCTACCACTACAACTGTATGGCCTAGTACTTCAACAACAACTACTTTAATTCCTTAATAGTAAGGTAGTTATCATATTAACCTATGCCAGAGGGTGAGAGGATATTCTCAAATCCTCTGGCATTTTTATTTTAAATAACATGGTCTTAGATATATTGGTAATACCAACTTACAATACCTTAACACTAGGTGTTGCTGACGCTTCAACATATGACACAGATCCTCCTGTTGTGAGCTCCCCTACAATAGAAATAACAGTACCCAATTTTGGAGTGGTATCTTTACCATTTGTTCCAAATGACTTTAATATATTCAATTCTACATCTTTAGGACTTAGTCTTGTAGGTGAACCATTAATTCCTCTACCAGATGGTATATACTATCTAAGGTATACAGTGGCACCTGCTATTACGTATCATGTAGAAAGAAACATCATGCGTACTGAGCTTATACAAGAGAAGTTTGATAATGCTTTTATGAAACTTGATTTAATGGAATGTGATCTTGCTATCAAAACACAATCAAAAGTGGCATTGACTAGCATCTATTATATGATATCAGGTTCAATAGCTGCTGCAAACAACTGTGCTATAGATACTGCTAATAAGCTTTATATGCAAGCAAATAATATGTTAAACAATTTTATTAGGAGCAACTGTGGTTGTTCTGGAAATAATTACATCATTAACTTTTATTAATATGGCAAACTGTAGAAACTGTGGAGCTAAATTTGGTTGTGGATGTCAATTGATTAATGGCTTATGTTCAGCATGCAATGCTGCTGTTAAACAAGCTACAAACCTTATTAAATATGTTGCAGCCAAGATTAACTAACTGTATAGAATGTGCAAGCATCCCTGTCTTGCTTCAAGATATTGACTATAAGCTAACTGAGTTAGCTAAGATTCAATATAACAATATCATATTCTCTATGAACTATAGCCTTGCGTGTAGTCCAATTGGTGAGTTGTTGAATTACAAAAGAATACTAACATACAAGTATTGTAATCCAGACTATGCCAACCATTTCTCTGTACAAAGAATAGCTAGTAGAGTTAAAATTTTAATTCATAAATAAATTATAAAATGCCAGAAGATACCACTACTACTACTACTACAAGTACCACTTCTACCATTACAACAATAAGACCTTGTGATGCCTGTTATAATGGCTGTGTAGAGATTGTATCTGATCAATGTGTTAGATATACAGGTATTGGCTCTGAAGCATTGGGTATTTCAACAGGAGACTCATTGCTCACTGTAGAGAATATATTAATTGATACTGTTGTTTCCTTCTTAGATGGAACAGGTATTGACATAACTATCAATCCTGCTTATTATTGTGAACTAGTAGATCAATACTTACCAGTAGGAACACCTAACTTAGTTGAGGTGTTGTCTGCTTTAGTAAGAGCTGCTTGTGATTTACAAGTACAAGTTGATGCTGTAGAAGCTGAAATTGCTATATTGAATGCTGATTATGATGTAGACTGTCTAAGTGGTGTAACAGACTCTAGTGATACACATGCTGTATTACAAGCTGTTATAACAAAGCTTTGTATAGTTGAAGCTAACTTAGCTGCTCTTACTTTAGACTTAGATACAAACTATGTTAAGCTTGCAGACCTAGATGCTTTAATTGCTGCTTATTTAGCTAGTCAAGCAGGTGGTTCTACCCAGCAGTCTTCAAAGATGGTTCCTTTTGTAGCATATGAATATTATGGGTCATTGACTGACTTTGATGGAACAGGTGCTGGTATTCCAGCAAATGGTTTCAACAAGGTGTATCTATGCAATGGCTTAAATGGCACTCCTGATAAAAGAGGACGTGTTGCTGTAGGAGCTATTGCTAGTGTACCTCCTGTAGGAATTGGTCTTGATGCTGCTGTTAATCCTGCTTTTGCTGGCAACCCTAACTATGCCTTATCTGGTACAGCAGGGGCAAACACTGTAACATTAACTACACCACAACTTCCTATACATACTCACAACGCTACTGTAGTGGCATCTGGAACAGTGGGTAATCACACTCACATAGTAATGGGAGGAAGCGGTCCTAGTGGAGGTTCTGTTCCTTCAGCATTACAAGTTATAGCAAATGAAACTGCTCAAGGTGGAAATGCTTCGTACAAAATGTTACCTGCTGATTCTCAAGTACACAACTCTGGTATAACTAGTGCAAGTGGGGCTGGTTCTGTATCAGTTAGTGTAGCTGTTTCAAATAGTAATACAGGTAATAATGAAGCTCATTTAAACATACAACCTGTAATTGCTGCATATTATATA